CCAGTTATCGATTCCACCAGTTGCATCAGTACCGCCAGCAGCCATGCGAGTTTCGTTAAGTGATTTTTCTTGGTTTTCAAGAATTACCGCAGTTACAGCACGTTTGTGCGCGTCTGTAATTGTTCCAGCATCAGTAGCTTCTAAAACTGGTGCCCACTTCTCTTGTAAGTTTTGTGTATTTAATTCCATTTATATTCTCCTATATTAGAATTGTTTTGCGTGTTGAATTGCATCAAGGTATGAAGCCATAGCGCCAGTAACTTGTGTTTCTTCTTTAGTGTTTTCGGTAATTGCATCGATATCATTCTCAGCTTTTACTTCCGTGTCGTCTTTGTTAAGGTAAGACTCTTTAATTGTTGCAACTTTAGATGCAAACTCAGCATTATCTTCAGCAGTTACTGCTTCAGTTAATTCTTTAAGTTTAGCAGCTTCTGTAGCAGCAAGACCTTCACATGCTTCAGTAACAATTTCATTACGTTCGAAAGCTTTAACTTTCTCTGATAATTCCATGTTAGCTTCTTGACTTGCATTCAATTGATCCTTAGCATCAGTTACTTCTTCAGTTAAAGCGTCAACTATTTCAACTTTATCTTCTGGTACATTGATGTAATGCTCAGTAAACACACCGTGCATAGCATTGATGAATGATTCAGTGATTTCAGATTTAAGACCATGCTCAATAGCAACTTCATTCTCTTTAACCCAGTTCTCAACTACGTAGTTAAGGTAACCATCTACCTTGTCTACTAAATCTTCTTTAATAGCATTAACTTCTTCTGACAAATCAGATGCATAACGCTCTTCTAATTCAACAGTTTTAGTTGCAACTTTTGTATGTAAAGCAGCTTCGAAAATAGTAGCAGCCTTTTCTTTGAAGCCTTCAGATAAAGACTCTTCGCCTTTAACTAATGCATCAACGTCTTCTTTGAATTTGTCTTTCTTAGACTCTTTCTTAGATTTAGCTTCTTTCTTTTCGTTCTCTACTTCGCCTTCTTCTTCATCACCTTCATCATCTTCTTCGTCATCTTCTGATTCAACTTTAGCTTTCGCTTTAGCTTTTTCAGCAGCTTCGAAGATTGCATCCAATTCATCTTTATTCATTTCTTGTAAAGATGCATTAATTGCAGAGATCGTACGAGCTTCTGTTAAGGGAGCTTCTACTTCTGTATTAGTTTCCTCAACAATAACCTCTTCAGCGATGTCTTTAATTTCTTCTGACATATTATTTACTCCTGTTAGAGTTACAGTTTAGAGAGGAAATGTTCAAATCCGCTAATTTCAGAATCGGTATTATCCACTTCTTCAGTTATAGGTTCCATCATTTCAGTCTCACCTTCTTCAATTACCTTAACAAAATGACCCGGCTTATCCATAGTCCAATCAACACCTTCCATGATTCCATTTACGAAAGCATTTGGTGCAGATGGATCTTGGACAATATCTACAGTTGAAAGCATAAAATCATCTTTCACATAGTTAACGCCGGCTCTTTTTTCAAGGCTTCCCATACCACGACTTGAAACACCAAGTTGAACACCACCTTCAACCAAACCTTTTACGATCTGGCCCATAGGAGTATCTAAAATGAGTGCCTTCCCAATCACATTATTACCGTCCCATTTAAGTTCTGTAATTCTGTGACTAACTTTATCTAAGTTGATCGAAGGGCCTTCTGGGTGATTTAATTCACCAACGGCTCTACCGGTCATTACTTGTTCATTGTTGTATCTATCCACGGCAGCAGTAAGAACTTCACGTGTGTAAACACGACCGTTTCTATTCTTGCCTTCCGCTTGCATAAAAATTCCTTCGATGTACGTTTCTTTCTTACCGTTCTTTCCTTCGGTAATAGAGTAACCTAATCCTTCATTTGTATACTCTGCTATTAACTTCATGCTAATCCTTCATTTTCCCAGCGTCTATAGCTGTTTCTATATCTTGAACTGCTTTCTTCATCTTGTTGACAGCCTTCTTATCTGTAGCTGCATTACTAAATGCTTTAATTAACCCCTTTAATGAGTTATGATATACATCATAGGCTTTGTCAAAATCATCCAACTTGCCTTCATTAATTGTGTTATATGCTTCATGAATGTTCATGCTATTTTCCTATTTTAATTCTTTTGGTGCCTTAACGTCTTTCATACCTAATGAACCAAACCACTGTGATGCCATTCTATCATAGACTTGTTTTGCTTCTTTTTGAATTGTATTATTCACACCAACAAATTTCATTTGGGCATACACTGCTGCGAAATCGTTTAATGTTTTTTCTGCTTTCCTCTCGTCAAACTTCTCGTTTAACTCAACAGCATTAATACGCATATCAATATATGCTTGTTCTGTGTTATTCATACACCCATTACCTTTAAAAATTCTTGTAAACCTTTCTCAGCTTCTTTAACTGATTTAAAGGTATCTAGTTTTGTTTCATCTACGTATAAGATAAACTTATTTGCCTTACCCGTAATTACCGCTTTAACATCTTTCTTTTTACCTAAACGGTCTAATTCTTTTACAACCTTTTCACCAGATGATAACTTCATCTTAGCTTCAGTAATAGTGCTGAATGATTCTTTAAATGTTAACATCTTGTGTTGGTTCCTCTACTGGTGTTTCTGATCCATACATGCTTTGTGCAATCGTTTGTTTTTCAACATCTAATGCTGCATTCATTTTCTGATGTATAATATCATTAAACGTGTTGTTAGATGCTTGTGCATCTCCGCTACCAATTTTATTAATTAAGTCTTTAATATCCATTATTTATATCCTTCTTGTATAATATATTTATAAAAATGCAACTTTATGCATACAAATCAGCATCAACATCTTGATCTGGTTCACCTTTCATTTGCTTATCCATTGCTTTAATGTCTTCATCTGTGAACTGGAGAATCTTCTTCTTAACATATTCTTGAGAGAAGTAAGTACCTACATATTCATCGATCATAGATAGATTCTCAATACGTTCTTTAAAGATTTCACTTTCCTTTAGTTCAGCGTAGTAATTATCTCTTTCAAATTCAATAGCAATCTCATGTTTAATAGTCTTCCAATCAGAAGGTACAATAATCTTTTTAAGTATTAATTGTCTCTTAAGCACTTCCATGAATAAACCACCAAACTTAGTACGAACTCTATTAATAAACTTCTGGAACTTCAACTCATCACGAGTAATTTCAGATGAACGGCCAACATTGAATGTAGAGTCTTGCTCTAATCTTGAAAGTGGTACATTAAGAGATCTATATAATTTCTTTTGGAAATACACAATATCTTCAATTTCACCTAGGTTTTGTCCACCTGGTAATGTAGTAATCTCTGTACCCCTACCGCCTTCACGACGAGGTAACCAGAAGTCTTCCATAATAGATTTATGGTTTCTTTCATCTTTAATAGCACCAGTCTCAGAATCGTAAACAATCTTATTACGATACTTGTTCATAGTATTATTTAAGTACTCTTCTGCTTTGCCCTTTGGTAAGTTACCAACATCAATATAGAATATACGACGCTCTGGTGCTCTTGAAACACGATAAATGACAATTGAATCTTCCATCATAGATAGCTGATTCATAGGTTTCAATGCTTTATGCAAGTAACCAATAATCTTATCTCTTTTATCGTTCAATAAACCAGAGTTAACTTGAATAATAGCATCAGTCGAGATTCTTAATCCTTCCGAGTTATTAACAAGTTCATCATCTTGGTATAAGTAATACTCAGCAACTTCTTTGATTAACTCAACATTAGTTGCTGGATCTAATTCTTTAACGACTTCTTTGATCTTGCGTATTTTAGTAGGATCAATAAGCTTAAGCTCTTGGATACCGGTACCATCCTTATCACCAATTATTACATGATAGAATAATCGACCATCTACATACCAACGTCTGAATAGGTCATATGCATTGTTGGTAAAATCAAGAGTTTTAAGAACCGTTTCAAATTCCTCCATCATGAGCTTTTTAACATTATCCGGCTGATCTAGATTATCTAAATTCAACGTTACGATTTTATTATCATCCGATACTACAATCGCTTCATTTGTAATATCTTCAATAGCTGCATCAATCTCAGGATATGATGCTATACCTCTGTACTTGAATACGAGCTCTGCGTCATTAACAAACTGATCACCTGAGATATCAAGGTATTGTCCAAAATATCCACCTGTAGGAGATATTAGATATGAACCATCCTCGTTCTCATGTGTAAACGATTTTGCTTTAATTTTATCTTCGATCTTCTTCTTTTTAAAGGAGAATCCGAATAAGTTATAATTGTTTTCTGGCATAATTTTCTTTTTTAAATGTTGCTAGTTGTATTTATACAGCATTTAAAAAAGGCCCTCAACGAAGGCCTTTTATGTTACTTATGTTACTTAACTAGTTTGGTCTGATTCCCAATATTGTAATTGGAATTCAACAGTGAACTCTTCAATAGTATCAGCATTGTCATATCCGACTTCAATCGCGCTAAGCGCAGTAGGAAAACAACCTCTAATATTAAAATTCTTTATTTCAGATCCATCTTTATCAAGTTGAGCTACAGCCATATCAGCCATGTAATCACTAGGATTAGTCATGCCTGTATTATTGTTATGCTCGTTAATACCATTCATCCACGCTTCGAAAGAATTCCAAAGAGAGAAGTCGGTATCATTAATAATTGTAACTGACCAAGGTTCAAATGTTCTATCACCAGCCACTTGCAATTGTCTACCTCTAAATGCAATAGGGATAGGAGCAATTGTTGATCCTGGTAATGATGTAGCTTTAACCATGAATGAAGCAAGTTCTACATCACCCGTAACAAAGCTAGGGAAACCTAACGTTGCTTTGAATAAATTAGCTCTTGCACCACCACCGATTAGTTTTGCTTTAAAATCGTCTACGCCTAAAATAGCCATGATTAATTACCTCCAGCGATTTCACTAAATTCAACACCAGTTCTAGTAGCAATGAAGTTTAATGTAATAAAGTTAATAGAACGTGCAGGCTTGATATAAATATCAGCTACGAAACGATTAGTATCGATTACGTCACCAGTATTATTAGTATCATCACAAACTACTTTAAAGTCTGTAATTCCTCTACGTCCCTTGATATCCCTTAAGAATGGTTCAGTCATGTTTCTAAATTGTGCTCTAGTGAACTCATCGTTGAATTCAAATAAAGACGCTTTAGACGCTTGTGAAATAGCCTTTTCAAGAGTAATGAATAATCTACGTACGTTGATTCTATCAAATGCAGATGGTTTAGACTGTAAAGTCTTATCACCATATAACACTGTACCAGCACCAGGGAAGGCAACGATAGGGTTAACCGAACGTTTGTACAAATCATCTCTACCAGACTGATTAGGATTAAGCGCTATCTTAGTAACATTTCTAAGATTACCACGTGTGAAACCAGCAGGAGAGAACCATGGATCAGCAACCATATCGGCGTTTGCGGCTAAACCAGCCATAGCACCTGAAGCAGCAATCCAACGATATTTATCATTGTACTTGTCGTACACATATAAAGCACCTGAGTCAGCAAATGCATATGAGGTATGTGTTAATGAATCGGCCCATTCAATTACTTTAGTAACGGCAGAAGCATTATTAACAGTAGAAGTGATTGGAGGAGAAACAAAAGCCACACAATCTTTACGTGCATCAGCAATAGCAATGATCTTATTAGAAATAGCAGTTGCATCAGCACCAGCTTTAACATCACCATTCATGATTAATGAAACTTCAACAGTTTCAGCATCTGCAAACATATCGTAACCAGCACTAAGCTCACCAGTTGTTAATGTATTATCATCGGCTGCACCGGATAATGTTTCATGAAAAATATTATCTGCTGCACCATCAATTGTTGTATCAAAAGTTGTTCCAGCCATAACTGCACCTGAATCTGCTAATTCAATAGGAGCATTTAATGCATTTAACCAAGCCGATTGACTATTAATAACATCCACCCAGTAGTTTGATGTACCATCAGCAGATTTAGCATTAGAAGCCTGTGAAACATATGAATATGTTTCTAATACACTATTTGCGGTGCCTGTAATAGCGCCTGTAGTATCAATAATTGCAATATGTATTTCGTCATTAGATCCGCCTAAAGCAAGAGTTCCTGCTGAAGTTCCTGGAGCTGAATTGAATGCATCTTTATATATCCATGTATTAAAGCCGACTGAATCTGTACATATATCAATACCAATATTGTTACCAATAACACCTGGGTATTTAGCGGCAAATTCTTCTGAACCGCTGTATGATTCTACCGCATCAGCATTCTTCAGTAGTGTACCTGTGCCTGATGATGTTGCGTTTAACGCTGTTGCGCCTACTGCTCGCACTACTCTTAATGAGTTTGCGTAGCTTAAAAATTGAGCAGCCGATAACACAGTATTATATGTGTCATTATTCGGTTGACCAAAGATTTGTACTAATTGTTTTTCTGATCCTACTGTAATAATCGTATCGGCTGGGCCCCACTGGAATGAACCAGCGATTGCTCCAATTGATGCAGACGTTGCAGGGATAACATTAGTCAAATCGATTTCTTTTACCTGTACTCCAGGTGATACTAGAAATGCCATTGTTTTCTTCTCCTAATCAAAGATGTAATAAGTTTATTCATAATACGTTTATATTCAATATAGTTATTTATAACTATTACCATTTCCATACTTCCCAGCCATCACCTAATGGATGATGTACCCCAGGACTATTATCGCCCATAACACCAATAGGGATAAGACTATCTTCGATATGCCTAACCTTCTCAGCATATAACATACCTTTCATGTCTATATCAGTAGACTCTGCGAACCATGGTGTTGTAGTGAAATATCCAAACATAACTAGGTTCATCATTAAGTCATCATGATTGCCGTGATCCGCTTCATAACTAGAACCACGAGATATAAATGTGGACATTTCTTGTATGGTATTGGAGTCTACTATCTCTAACTTGCTTTGCTCTAATATGTCTTTAATTGTAGAACAACCAATGCGTTTAACCTTCCTAGTCATAGTAACACCAACAGCATTAGCCTTAGTATAATTCTCGACGAATACATTCTCATATTCTAAGTCATAATATAATCCATTGCATACAACAACACCTTGGTCATTACTTTCAATAACTACATAGCATTCGTTGTAATGATTAGCATACTTGTATATCACATCAGGAAACAATAAAGGACTTGTCATATTATCCCTGAATACTGCCACTTGTTTAAATGGTTTTTCTGATACATCAATAATATTAAACGTTGAGTAATCCATACCGCGGCCGCGGGCAACATCAACAAACATTATATAGTTATGTCCGGCAATAGGATCTTCATATATACTAACGTTATTCGTTACTGATAACGGCCTTTTAGATTTAAGCGCTAAGAGAGTCTCAGCATTAATTAGTGTATTGCCGGTTCCATGGAAGTTGTTACCAAATTCTTGGTCAAACTGTAGTTCGGACGTATTAGCTATAGTCATACGCTTCCACTCTTTATCTCTGCCTGGAACGTCCCACCAATCTACTCTAAATGATTTGAATTCATTAGTGCCTTGTAATGCACCTTCATAGATCTTCTGGTATATGTTACCTAATCCATTAGCTGTAGATGTAATAATAACCTTTGTATTTTTACCGGCTGATATTACAGGGTATGTACTTGTATAGAACTCTGTAGCATTTTCTACGAACGCAAACTCATCAAGGTACAGTAGGTTAATTGACATACCACGAATAGATGAACCTGATGTTGCTGCAGCAATTAATCGTGAATTATTAGAAAACTCAATAGAACCTTTATTTAAGGCTTTAGTGCCGGGCTGGAGAAAGAACGGCAGGTTCTCCAACATAAGAGTGATCCGCATAAGCATCTCTCTAGCTGTAGCACCTTTGTTCGCAAGGATAGCGATTGTTTGTTCTGAGTGGAATAGTGCAAACCATAATAGATATGCAACTGTTGATATAGACTTACCCGACTGCCTGCATGCAAGCACGATAGAGAATCTATTATCTTGAAAATGATTAAACATCTTCTTCTGATAATCATATAGTTTGAAGGGAACTAAACCATCATCTAGTGATATCACTTTACAATAGGTTTCTGCAAAATATACAGAATCATTCATACACTTCTGATATTCTAATATGTCTTCTTTAGACCAGTCTTGTGAAACACCATCACGTTTAACGTTAATGTTTCCGAGATATGATTCAGTCTTCTGGTTCAACATCAATCACTTTCTCATTATGTAGCATTCTTTGTAATTCTGTAGTAGATCCAATAAACACATTGTTATTAGTAGCTGGATCTAATGCATCCACCTTTTTAATTTCTTTGTTTGATTTGTGTAGCTTCATTAACTTGTCGTTAATATCAGCTTTCTGTTTGATTAGTTGTCCTAACACCTCAAATGCGCGGGGATGTTCAGATTCTCTAGCAAGTTCCATCATAAGCTCAATAGCTTCTTCACCTTGCTCGCTTAAATCATACAGAGAATCTCTCACATGTACATAATCTTTATCTAAATCACTCATAATATAGTACCTATTAATTAATTAAAGAAGTCTATTGTCTCCGTATATGGTGTGGTTGTACCATCAACTTTTTGTACTTCTATATTCTCTCTAGAATCATTATCTTTATAATATACTTCGGTCTTATTAATAACACTGCGATCTTGGATACCTTTAAAGTATCTAATACGTGTTTCGAATGTTAATGTATATATAATAACTCTTCGTGATGTAGAGAATTCTCCTTCCCATTCATCATTCATAGTCACACCATTTAATACAATAGGGATATCAGCGGTCAAATCCATTTCAGGAATATCTTTAATTGTCACTGTATAATCTGGTTGGAATCTTGGCAAGATCTGCTCTAATATTTGTAGTGCTTCGTCTTGAGTCTTGGCTAAAACATTTAACTCGAATCCTACTTTATATATCGCTGGAGCCGTTAATGATGTTATATGTTTCTTATCTAATGGATCTACCTTAGTATATCGTTTATGTTTATTAACTTTAGCTGCACCATCGTACGACATATCAGTAATTTGAAATGATAATCGTGGCATCTTAATAGCAATACCGGTATCGTTCTTATCATCTAATCGAACTAAATACTTTTGTCTAGGACCATAAGCTAATGGAACCTTAATCTTCTTAAGAACATTGCCACTGCTATCAGTTTTAACAACAGAGATGTCATTGAATAAAGATCCAAATACCGATACAGTTCTACGAGTATGCTCGTTATAAAAATGATTTTCAAACATTATGGATCTCCAAACGGATTAGTCTCTGTCCAATCTATTATATCCTGTGCTTCGGCATCAAAGATATCATTGTTAGCATAACCATCTCGGTTAAAATTAGTTGCAATATCAGCAGTTGTAACATTGTATGCCGTACCTGACTCTGTGCCAATAATCTGTTTAAGTGGATCAGGATCAACATATAACTGTCTGAACTTGCCATCGGTAGTAACCAGTGAAACCACTGTTAAGTTGCCCGTGGTAAGACCTAAGTCCTCCCATCCAGCCACTTCACCTTCGATATTGATAGGGTTACCAGCAGCATCATTAACACCAGTCCACTGTGATATTGTCTCACCGATAGTATAATTGCCTGTACCAGAATCAAGTGCATAGGTATATGATGTAGCATTCACCGTTTCGACACGATCAATAGCATCTATATCAGTGTCGAAATCTTCATCAGTGTATTCGAACAATTCAGCTTTCAGCTGATACACTGGAACATTCTTTAATTGATAAAATGGCACTTCATCTTCAACGAATGTAATT